CGCAAAGTCTAAGCGTCTTGCTCCTGCTTATTCGAAAGGTGCTGTTCAGTACATTACTGATGACGCTGATATTCAAACACTAGGAAGGAAAATAAAATGAATGAAAAACACCCAGATCAAGTTATCGAAGAGTTATATGATAAAATCTATCAATTCGCTGGAAATAATTTTGCTGAATATGATCCATTAGCTATTGCCGCAGTAATGATGGCTACTTCTTTGAGAATCTACAAAACAGGATTGTCTGATGCCGATTTTGATTTAATGGTTCAACATGTTTATGACAGTAAAGATAAAGTTCTTCCGTTTGATGCTCCAAAGTTGCAATGAAAATTAATGTGATGTCTGACCTGCACTTAGAGTTCGCCTCCATGGTACTTCCTGGAGGCGACGTGCTTTTGCTTGCAGGTGACATTTGTGTAGCTGCTTATCTGACTAACAGTAGAACTGATGCCAGAGCACGCGAACATCAAAAAATTTGCGATAAATTCTTTTATCAAGAATGCAAAAAGTATAGCAAAGTCTATTACATTGCAGGAAACCATGAACACTATCATGGTGTTTTTGATCACACTGTAGAAAAATTAAAACAATTTCTTGCAGGAAGTAATGTAACTGTTCTTGATAATGAAATGGTGGATCTAGGTGACTGGAATCTTTTCGGGGCAACTTTCTGGACAGATTACAACAAAGATAATTTTTTTGCGAAATTAACTGCTGGTAAAGCAATGAATGATCACCACATTATTCACAAAGTGCATAAGAATGGTGTAATTGCTAAATTTAGTCCAGAAGATGCTTACGAAGAGCATAAAAAAACAATTGCTATTTTGGATGAAACCCTATATAATTGGGAGGTCGTTGATAAACCAACCATCGTGATGGGGCATCATGGACCAACATATAAAAGCATCCACCCCAAATATGGTGTTGATGATTTGAATTATGCTTATTCTAGTGATTTAAGCGAAGTTATTTTCAGACACACCAATATCAAATATTGGTTCCACGGTCACACTCATGATAGTTTCGACTATATGGTTGGCGACTGTCGTGTAATTGCTAATCCTAGAGGTTATGCTCGCAAATATACTGCGGATCGCGCAGGTGAACCAGAGAATAAAAGTTTTAACGTAGATTTTGAATTGGAGATTTAAAATGCTTTCTAAAGAATTTAGACAAGATAAATTTACTTTCACTCATACTGATTTTGATGACAAGGAGTACACCATGGTTCTACATGGTGAAAAAACTGTAAATCAACTTTTAGAACATTTTTTAATGTTCATGAAAGGATGCGGCTATCAATTTAAATTAAATGATCGCCTTGAACTTGTAAAGGATGAGGATGAGGGTGTGTCTTCAAAAGACACTGATCATTTTAAACCTTTAGATGATGTAATTGAAACTGCTTCTGAAAAAGAACAAAGAGAAATGCAAGAAATCTTAGAAAGATGGAAACAAAAAGAGTTAGAGAAAACTAATTATGTTTCTACAACTGCTTTTGATGATCAGTTTAGATCTGACCCAACTGTAGATGCTGAAGATCCTAATGCACCATTTACAGCTAAATCTGAAATTAGTTTAGAACAACTCAATGACACGATTCTTCCATTTTTAGAAAGTTTAAAATTGGATCCTGAGAAGTCAATGATTCATTGGCCAAATCGTGCTGAAGTTGTTGATGAACAAATTCAAAAGATCAAAGAAATTATTGGAGATAACAATGCCAGCTAAAGTAGGAACAAAAGGATTTGGTAAAGGTAGAGCCAAATTAGGCTCAAAGAAAAGAGCAGCTCGTCGCAACAAGCAGAAATCATGAAACCATTAGTAACTGTAATTACTGCTACAACTGGCAACCCTCTACTAAATAAATGTATTGAGTCTGTGAGAAATCAGACTTGGGGTAATGTTCAACATCTCGTAACAATAGATGGTCCAGAACGCAGCGCCAAAGCATATGAGATTATTGGTGGGTTGCCAGAATACAAAAAGGACGGTTATAGATTAGATGTTATTGATCTCCCTTATTCAATCGGAAAAGATAGGTGGAATGGTCATCGCATTTATGGCAGTGGTACTTTTGTTGCTGACGGCGATTTTCTTATTTTCCTTGATGATGATAACGCTCTTGAGCCTACTCATATACAAGATTGTTACGATGTTATACAAAAAGGTAACGACTGGGCGTTTTCATTCAGAAAAATCGTAGACAACCAACATAACTTTCTTTGCGAAGATAACTGCGAAAGTTTAGGTAAATGGCCAAGTATTTTACATCCACAAGATTATTTTGTAGATGTTAACTGCTATTTCCTTCCACGACTATTAGCAGTTTCCATGGTTCCTGTTTGGTATTGTAAATTCAGAGAACCTGGACAGCCAGAGATTGATCGTAAGATGATGCACTTCCTAAGACAAGTTGCTCCAAAATACGATACTACATATAAGTATACGGTAAATTATACTGTTGGAAATTCAGGATTGTCAGTTCAGCGTGAGTTCTTTGATAGAGGTAATGCTGAAATGTTGAAACGTAATAATGGAGTTCTCCCTTGGAAAAAATAAATGCATGTATTGTCTCTTTCTTCATGGGTAATGTAAACCCAAAGACTGCAGAACTACAAAGAAAAGTTGTTGAGAAGTTTAATGTGAGCAGATATCCTCACTACTCAATTCAAACAAACATAATGCCTGGACCAATGATGGATTATGTTTGGTGTATGAATGGTCAGAATACTGGAACATTTAAAGATCCTATTGAAAAGAAACTTGATCATGATGTCATTTTCTTTTTAGATATTGATGCGATTCCAACTAACGTGTTAGCTATTGATTTAATTATTGATGCTGCTGCTGAAGGAATTTTAGTTGGTAATGCTCAACGTTCAGGTCATATTGAAAACAATCAACACGTATTCGCTGCACCTTCTTGTGTGGCAATGAGTAAAGATGTATTTGAGAAGATTGGTAAGCCATCAGCTATTCCTAATGCTCGTGGTGACGTTTGTGAAGAGTGGACATTCATGGCAGAAGAGGAAGGAGTTCCTGTTCAAACATTTATGCCTTTGAAATTTGATGCTCCACCTATTCGCATGGACTGGGAAACCAATCAAGAACCATTCTGGCGTTTAGCCGATGGGATGCCGCATTATGGTTTAGGTACTACTTTCACAAGTGGAATCTATCATAACTTCCAGATTTTCCATCCTGGACAGCAAGAACGTTTTTGGGCTAAGTGTGAATCATATCTATAATTGAGGTATATTTTATGGCAGCAAGATCAGATTTTGATAGTGCAACTCTTCCACGTTATTTAAAAAGAATGATGGGGTTGAAAGATTTTAAAGACAGTCATGAGCGTGGTGCATGGAAGCGAGCATTTATTGAAGCTCATGCCATTCATAAAGCTGCAAAGAATAAGAAGCGTATGACTGATAATTCTTCTAAAGAAGAATCAACTGAATCAACATAAATAATTAATTGCGGGTTAGCTCAGAGGCAGAGCGATGGACTCATAATCCATAGGTCGTAGGTTCGAGTCCTGCACCCGCTAGAATTTGGAGAGCATAATGCCAAAAATATACGAAAGTCCTGACAAGGGCAAGACAGTTTATGAGCGCGAATTCGGTGCTCATCCATCAACTCGTAAATTGGTAAAGACAAAGAAAACTAAACAAGGTAATGATAAGAGTTCTTAAAAACATAAGAACATACCTATTATTGTCTGGTCTGTTTCTTTCGTCAGCTGCTGCTTATTATTCAATAGCAGGTCTCATAGCAATATTTCCAGGAGCCACTACACCTATATTATTAATGGGTGGCTCTCTGGAATTTGCCAAAATAGTAACCGCAACTTATCTTTACAAAAGCGGTAACTCAATAAAACTCTTCATGCGAATATACATGACCATCGCTGTGGTCATTCTGATGTTCATCACATCAATGGGAATCTTTGGATTCCTTTCAAAAGCCCATATTGAAAATAATATTAACAGATCAGCTGACGTAGACGCAGTTGTAGTCGAATTACAATCTGATATAAAAGCAGATGAGAAAATTGTAGCTGATGCTGACAAGCAATTAAATTTACTTGATAATACAGTAAAAGAAGATTATAATATCATCCTTAGTCAAAAAAGAACTCGCACTGCCTTGACAAATGAAAAGAAAGAAGCGACTAAAAGGCTAAGGGAAAACAATAAGAAGTTGGCTGAGGCTCAACTTCAAGTTGAAAAGAACGAAGTTGATATTGGTCCATTGAAATACATTGCGGAGTTGATATATGGGCAAAATGCAAAGAGTCATTTTGATGATGCAGTGCGATTGGTTATTATACTTATTGTCATTGTTTTTGATCCTCTTGCTGTCATGCTTTTAATTGCAGCAACGAAAAGAAATGTTGATGATGGTGAGAGTTTTGTTGTGACTGAAGATGATTTTTTAAACTTAGAAAAGGAAGATTTATGAGCGTTAAGATTTTTAAATTGATGACTGGTGAAGAAGTTGTTGCCGAAATTACTAATGAGACCGATAACAGCGTTTCATTAAAGAACTGCGTTGCTTTAGTTCTTCAACCATCACGTGATGGTAAACTTGGTTTTGGTTTTGTTCCATTTGGCGCAATGGTTGATGGTGACATTACTATTAGCAAGGACAAGCTATTGTTTACAGCTGAAGCTTCTGATGACTTGAAGAATAACTACAACTCAATGTTCGGTGGTATTGTAACTCCTCCAAAAACTTTGATCACAGGTTAATTCATGTTCTATACTAATGTCGCGATGATTGGCGATAACATTCTTTTCCGTGGTGTAAAAGACGGTAAAAGAGTTCGTCAAAAGATCAAGTACAAACCAAAGTTGTTTGTCAGAAGTAATAAGTCTGGCACAAAATGGAAGTCTCTAAAGGGCGAGCCGCTCGAGGAGATGAAGTTTGATTCTATTCGCGACGCACGTGAATTTGTAAAACAATATGATGGGGTGAGCAATTTCCCCATCTATGGTAATGTTCGTAATGAATATGCTTTCATCTCAGACGTATTCCAAGATGATATTGATTGGGATATGTCTAAGATGTCAGTTGCATATATAGACATTGAAGTTGGATCTGAAAATGGATTTCCTGAACCTGAGCGCGCAAATGAAGCAATTACAGCAATTACAATATTTCTTGGTGGAAAATATCATATATTTGGATGCGGAGATTATAGCCAGCATCGGGACGACGTTGTCTACAATCTCTGTGCTGATGAATATGAATTAGTTGATAAGTTCCTAGACCTTTGGACGTTACATTATCCAGATGCAATTACTGGATGGAACATCAACTTCTTTGATATTCCTTATCTAATCAATCGAATCAAGCGTTTATTTGGTGACGAAAAGATCGCCAAGTTTTCTCCATGGGGTAAAGTCAATGCTCGTGAAGTTGAATTCAAGAGCAAGAAACAATCCGTCTATGAGATCATGGGCGTGGCGATGCTTGACTATTATGAGATGTATCGCAAGTTCTCATCTAATCCTAACCAAGAAAGCTATAAGCTGGATTACATCGCCGATATAGAACTGGGCGAAAAGAAATTAGATTATTCTCAGTATGGTAATCTACATCAATTATATAAAAACAATTATCAAAAGTTTATCGAGTATAACGTCCGCGACGTTGAGCTTGTTTGTAAACTTGAAGATAAGATTCGCCTAATTGAACTGGTATGCACTTTGGCTTATTATGCTAAAGTGAATCTAGATGACGTATTCTCGCAGGTAAGAATGTGGGATACAATTACATACAACATTCTAAAGAAAAAACATATCGCTGTTGCGCCAAAGAAAGCTGCTAGAAAAGATTCACAGTATGCTGGTGCTTTTGTAAAAAATCCAATCATAGGATTTCATAAATGGGTCGCGTCATTCGATCTAAACAGTCTATATCCGCATCTTATCATGATGTACAATCTGTCGCCTGAGACATTGATTGAACCTGATATGCTAAATGCTGAACTGAGAAAGTTCTTTGCTGAAAATGGATCAAACATTAATGTTGATAATCTCTTGAGGCAAGAGATTGATACCAGCATTCTAAAACAACATAAAGTTGCGTTGACTCCTAATGCTCAGTTGTTCAGTATTCAAAAGCAAGGATTCTTGCCTGAGATTATGGAAACGATGTATGAAGATCGCGCCCTGTATAAGTCTAAGGCAATTGAAGCTCGTAAGCGAAAAGAAAAAGCTGTAAGCGAATCTGAAAAGAATGAGCTTGATAAACAGATTGCTCGCTTTAATAACATTCAGTTAGCTATGAAAGTTACATTGAACTCCGCTTACGGTGCTATCGGTAACGAATACTTCCGTTTCTTTGATATTCGCATTGCGGAAGCGATTACTCTTTCAGGTCAACTTGCTATTCGTTGGATTGAAAGAAAACTAAATGGGCATTTGAATAGTATGCTTGGGACTCGTGAAGTTGATTATGTTATTGCTTCAGATACAGACTCAATCTACTTGAATCTGGGTGGGTTAGTTGACAAATATATTAAAGATACTTCTGATCCTAAGCGCACTATTCGAATGCTCGACAAATTCTGTGAAGACCGTATTCAACCATTCATTGATCAGTGTTATCAAGAGTTGGCTGATTATATGAATGCTTATGCGCAGAAAATGAAAATGAAGCGCGAAGCGTTGGCTGACAAGGCAATCTGGACAGCCAAGAAAAACTATCTTCTCAATGTTTACAATAACGAAGGCGTTGAATATGCCAAACCTAAAATGAAAATTATGGGTCTGGCTGCGATTAAATCGTCAACTCCATCAGCTTGCCGCGATAAGATTAAAGAAGCATTTGAGGTTATCTTAAGCAAAGATCAAAATGCGCTTTATGAGTTTATTGAAACATTCCGAGAAGAGTTTTCAAAATTGCCAATTGATGAAATTTCATTCCCTAGAGGTGTGAATGGTCTTGAAAAATATAGCGATAGCAAAACAATCTATGGTTCAAAGACACCGATTCATGTGAGAGGTTCTTTGTTATATAATCATCAATTAGTTAAGTTAGGTTTGGTTAAACAGTATGAACAGATTAAAGATGGTGAAAAAATCAAATATGTTTATCTAAAACAACCTAATACAATTCAATCTGATGTAATTTCTTTTATGGGAACTATCCCAAAAGAATTTGACTTGGATAAGTATATAGATTATAATACGATGTATGATAAAGCGTTTATTGAACCGTTAAAGGCAGTTCTTGATGCGATTGATTGGAAAGCTGAACGAAGTAATACACTTGAAGATTTCTTTACATGAGGACAAATAAATGAGTTTACTAGATAAGATTAAAAAGAATACCACTATTAAAGATTCGGCTATTCTTTCAAAATCAAAGCTCTTTGTTGACAAGGATATGATTCCAACAAAGATTCCTGTGGTTAATATTGCATTGTCTGGAAAATTAGACGGTGGTCTAACTCCAGGTCTTACAATGTGGGCTGGTCCATCAAAGCACTTTAAAACTGCATTCAGTTTGTTGATGGCTAAAGCATATCAAGACAAGTATGAAGACGCTGTAATTTTGTTTTATGACTCAGAGTTCGGTACTCCGCAAAACTACTTTAACAGTTTTGGTATTGATACTGATCGAGTTGTTCATACTCCAATTACAGATATTGAACAGTTGAAGTTTGATATTATGGCTCAGTTGCGTGAGATTAATCGCGGCGAGCGTGTGATGATTGTCATTGACTCAATCGGTAACTTGGCTTCAAAGAAAGAAGTTGAAGATGCTCTTGAGCAAAAGTCAGCAGCAGATATGACTCGTGCTAAACAAATCAAGTCATTGTTCCGTATGGTTACACCTCATTTGACTTTGAAAGATATTCCGATGGTTGTTGTGAACCATACCTATATGGAAATTGGTATGTTCCCGAAAGCAATTGTTGGTGGTGGTTGTGTAATTGCTGGAACAAAGATTCAACTTGCTGATGGAACTTGTAAGAGTGTTGAAGATTTCGTTGTTGGCGATTTAGTTAAAACACTAAATGGTCCGCAGGAAGTTACTGCTATCTGGAATCCAGAAACTCTAGATGATGGTGAACCTGAATGTTATGAAATTGAGTTTGATGATGGGCATAAAGTTATATGTTCAGATAAACATAAATTCCTTATTCCATATGTAAGAGATAATGGTAGCGGCGCGGATTGGATTGAGGCTAAAAATATGACAGTTGATATGGAGGTATTGTCAGTAGAATACGAGGAAATTATGAAAATTAAAAGTATTACTTCGGTCGGCAAAAGAAAAGTTTATGATCTTTCTGTAAAGGAAGCAGAACATTATGTTTTAGAAAATGGTGTTGTCACCCATAACACAGGTAGTTATTACAGCGCAGATAACATTTATATTCTTGGTCGTCAGCAAGAGAAAGAAGGTACAGAGATTGTAGGTTATAACTTTATCATTAACGTTGAGAAGTCACGTTATGTTAGAGAGAAAGCAAAGATTCCTGTGACTGTAACCTTTGAAGGTGGTATCAGTAAATGGTCTGGTTTGTTAGAAATGGCTCTTGAATCGGGTCACGTTGTAAAGCCAAGCAATGGTTGGTATTCTCGAGTGAACACCGAAACTGGTGAAGTTGAAGATAAGAAATATCGTATTGCTGATACAGACAGTAAAGAGTTCTGGGAACCAATTCTAGCAGATGAAACATTCAAAGAATGGATTGCTAAGACTTATCAGCAAAACACTGGTTCTATTTTCAAAGATGAAGAAACGGAGAGTGACGATGAGTAAGCTATTACAACCAATTATTGACAAATACCAAAGATGGAATCGTGAGAGAAAATATAAAAGAGACAAATACTTCAAGATCTCTACTCCTCCCAGCGATGAACTTCTTTCTATTTTAAAAGTAGAATTGCTTGCTGGACCATATAAAGGTGTTGTATATTCTTATGGTCCAATTACAATTGGTGATAATTTAGGATATAGAGGCGCGGATGCTTCATATGAACTTTTTATAAATGTTGGTGAAAATAATTTGCTAAATGATAAAAAGTTTACTAAAATAGTAAGTGATATTTTGTTATTGATAATTGATGAAGCTGTAAAAGCTCAAGCTGAAAAGTTTGCGTTGGAGAATTTGAATGAAGAAGTTAGAGAAGATTATATTGAAGAACCTGTTCCTCAACGAACCGTTCGTAAGAAAAATTCTTCCGTATCTAAAAAGCGAGTATCTTCAGGAAAGAAGCGAAAGAGTCCTGTTCGAAGAGGTACAAAAGTACGTCCTCCAGTACAACCAGATTCCCACTCATGAAGCAATCCAGATTTCTCTAAACAATAGAGAAAATCTATATGAAGAAGATTTTAAAAAGTGTTCTGAATTAATTGATGATATTCAGAAAGATTTAGAATCTACTCCAAACGAATGGTTGATGATTGAAACTGAGAAGTTCTGTCAAGAAAAAGCAATCCATAATGCCATTCTAGAATCGATTCAGATTCTAGATGGTAAAACTAAAACTGATAAGACTAAGGGCGCGATTCCTAAAATCCTATCCGATGCCCTATCAGTTTCATTTGATCCAAATATCGGTCACGATTACTTGGAAGATTCAGATGCTCGTTATGAGTTTTATCATAAGACTGAAAAACGTATTCCTTTTGATCTAGATTATTTTAATCGAATCACCAAAGGTGGTTTGCCGATTAAAACATTGAACATCGCACTTGCAGGTACAGGTGTCGGTAAGTCATTGTTTATGTGTCACGTTGCCGCTTCTAGTTTGTCTCAGAATTATAACGTTCTCTACATAACTATGGAAATGGCTAAGGAAAAGATTGCGGAACGTATTGACGCCAATCTACTTAATGTAAAACTTGACGATCTTTCTAATCTTCCTAAAGACATGTATGATCGTAAGATTTCTCGTTTGAAGGAAAGCATTAAAGGTAAACTAATCATTGAGGAATATCCAACTGCCTCGGCTTCAACGATTCACTTTCGTAATTTGATTAATGACTTGTCTTTGAAAAAGAACTTCAAACCAGACATTATCTTTATTGACTATTTGAACATCTGTGCTTCAGCTCGTTTGAAACATGGTGCTAATGTTAACTCATATTCATACATTAAAGCCATCGCTGAAGAACTGCGTGGTCTTGCTGTTGAATTTGGCGTTCCTGTTGTTTCAGCAACTCAAACGACTCGTTCTGGTTATACTAATACAGATCCAGGTCTTGAGGATACTTCAGAGTCATTTGGTTTGCCAGCAACTGCGGATATGATGTTTGCGTTGGTTACAAGCGAAGAACTGGAAAGTCTTGGTCAGATTATGGTCAAGCAGTTAAAGAATCGTTATAATGACCCGACGCTAAATAAAAGGTTCGCTATTGGCGTTGACCGTTCAAAGATGAGACTTTATGATATTGAACAAGGCGCACAACAAAAGATTGCCGATTCAGGTCAAGAGTTTGATTCTCCAGAACCAAGACGCGATAGTAAATCTAAATTCAGTGGATTGAAAGTTTAATGAAGACAAGTTCAAACGATAATGTAAAACGAACTGCAGTAAAGAAATCTTTATCAAGAAAGAATTCTGCACTCAATGTTACAAATCTTTTGAGTTTGATTACACCTTCAAACATTGTAAATAACTATTTCTATAAACCTGATAATGTTATCAGAAAAAGAGTTAGGGAAATGGGAAGAATGATTAGTGCGCCATCTACTGATTATGCATTATTGGCTCAATATGCATCAGATGTATTAATGGCTGCTAAAAAGGCACTTAACGCAAAAAACAAAAAGAAGTAATTTATGGCAATATTAGTGACTGGTGGCTGCGGATTTATCGGCAGCAATTTTATAAGATACTTTACTAAAAAGTATAAAGAAAAAGTATATAATGTCGACAAGCTGACATATGCTGCTTGTTATCCTGATAACATCCACATCAATAAACAAACTATGCTCATAGTGGGTGACATTTGCGATAGACAATTGCTCACTAAGTTTATGGTGAACAATAATATCAGAGCAGTTATAAATTTCGCAGCAGAATCCCATGTTGATAATTCTATAAAAAGTTCTATGCCTTTCGTTACAACTAACGTATTAGGTACTGTAAATCTATTAGATATTGTAAAAGATAATATTGATATTCTCGATAAGAAATTCAAGTTCATACACGTTTCTACGGATGAGGTTTACGGCTCTCTAGAGGGTCCAGAGGGGTCTTTCACCGAGGAAACTAGATATGACCCTCGATCACCTTACTCAGCCTCCAAAGCGGCTTCTGATCACTTTGTAATGGCATACCGTAACACATATAAACTTCCTGTAATTATTACAAACTGTTCTAACAATTATGGACCATATCAACATCCAGAAAAGTTTATTCCAACCGTTATAAGTAAAGCGTTGAAGAACGAAAAGATTCCAGTTTATGGAAACGGAATGAATGTTCGAGATTGGTTATATGTTGACGATCACTGTAAAGCTATTTGTCAAGTTTTAGACAAAGGTAAAATCGGTGAGAAGTACAACATTGGTGGTAATAACGAGATTTCAAATATAGACCTCGCAAAGAAGATACTCAAATTAATGGGCAAACCCGAGTCATTAATTGAGTATGTTACTGATCGTCCAGGTCACGATTTTAGATACAGCATAGATAATAGTAAGATCGTGAATGAGCTTAACTGGTCACCAGAAACTGACTTCGATGCAGGTCTAATGAAAACTATTGATTTTTACAAATTGAGAAATTTATGAAAACATTGGGAATAATTCTAGCAGCAGGAAAGTCGTCTAGACTTTATCCAACTACTTTGGGTGTAACAAAACAACTGCTGCCAATATACGATAAACCATTAATCTATTATCCATTGTCAACTTTGATGCTTGCTGGCATCAAAGACATTGCCATCATTGTTTCACCAAGTGAATATGATGTATTCAAAAGATTATTCGATCAAAATCATTTAGCAGAATTGGGCGTGGATATTAAATTCATAGCTCAAACTGCACCGAGAGGAATTGCTGATGCATTACTTCTCGCTGATGATTGGTATGACATGAGAGATAGAAAAGGATTTAAAACAGGATTCGATAGAACTTGTTTAATTCTTGGTGATAACTTCTTTTATGGTGCAGGTTTAACAGGCGAATTAAGAAAAGCAAACAAAACAAAAAATCCTGTTGTGTTTGCAACTAAAGTAAAAGATCCCGAACGTTTTGGCGTTGTAGAAATAAAAGATTTCGATCTTAAATTTAAAACATCGATTAGCATTGAAGAGAAACCAGAAAAGCCAAAAAGTAATTTGGCTGTAACTGGACTTTATTTCTATCCAAACAGCGTTTATGAACATGCTCGAAATCTGAAACCATCAGCTCGAGGCGAATTAGAAATTACAGATATAAACAAAATCTATAATGAAACGCAAGAGCTTCGTGTAATACCATTACAACGTGGAATTACATGGTTCGATACAGGAACCTTCGATTCAATGATGGAGGCTGGGCACTTTGTGCAAACCATTCAAAAACAACAAGGTTTTTTAGTTGGTTCTCCACACGAAATAGGGTATAATAATGGCTGGATTTCTAAAGATGTAATGTTAAAAGTTGCAGCAAGATTTAAAAATAGTTATGGTGAATACTTAAAGGAAATGGTGGAACATGGATAAAGATAAAGTAAGTGATTTGATTGATCAGTTGGTTGCTGAGGTTGGTACACCTAAATATGCATATAACTGTAAACAATTTAATCCAGATAAGGATACTGTATTCTACAGTGGTCCATATTGGGACGATAAAGAAGTTAAAGCTGGCGTCAAAGCATTTTTGACAGGCAAGTGGCTTGTTTCTGGCGAGAACGTTGCCAAGTTTCAAGTCAAGTTTGGTAGAAAGTTTAATGTTAAGTATTCGCATATGGTGAACTCAGGTTCATCAGCTAACTTGACATTAGTGAGTGCAGTGAAGAAACATTTAGATTGGCAAGATGGTGATGAAGTTATCGTTTCACCAGTGGGATTCCCAACTACAATTGCTCCGCTCGTACAAAATAATTTAAAACCAGTATTCATTGATATTGAAATGGATACTTTGAACTTCGATATCTTTAAGATTGCAGAGAAGATTACTTCTCGTACAAAAGCAATCTTTGTTTCTCCTGTTCTTGGCAATCCACCACATATGGATTTCCTAAAGAAATTGTGTGAAGATCATGGTTTGATATTGTTAGGTGATAATTGTGATTCTCTTGGTACTAAATGGGACAACAAACTACTAACGGAATACTACTATGCTTGGACAACTTCTTTCTATCCAGCGCACCACATCTCAACAGGTGAAGGGGGCATGGTCTGCTCTAATGACGAAGCTCTCATCAACACAGCAAGATCAATATCTTGGTGGGGTCGCGACTGTCGTTGTATTGGTTCTGCTAACTTGTTGGCTTGCGGCACTTGCGGCAACCGCTTTGATAAGTGGCTTGAAGGCTATAATGGGATAATTGATCACAAGTATCTCTTCAGCAACATGGGTTACAATCTAAAGCCATTAGATATGCAAGGCGCAATCGGAATGGAACAGTTAGAAAAGATCGATGAGATTGACGTTAAGCGCCGTGCTAATTTCGAACGCATCAAAGCAATGTTCGAGAAATATGTTCCAGGTGTAAAGATTGCTACTCGATTGCTTGAAGCTGACCCATCATGGTTCGGTGTTCCATTGATTACTGATACGCCAGAAATGAAAGAACAGTTGCAAGCATATCTCGAAAAGAATCGCATTCAAACTCGCAACTACTTTGCTGGTAACATTCTATTACATCCAGGTTACAAACACTTAGGAAACGCTGAAGATTATCCTAACGCTAACAAGGCATTAAGCAACGTATTCTTTGTTGGATGTCCACCACACTATGGTGATGATGTGTTTGCTTACTACGAATCGGTGCTCCATAAATGGATGGGCTAAGTGTATACGGTGGCACAGGTTTTATCGGCAGCCGCTACGTCAAAAGATTTGGCGGCGAAGTAATTCCTAGAATTGAGCATACACCAAAAAGTCAAGACGTATTGTATTTTATCAGCACCACTGATAATTATAATGTGTTTACTGACATTCACGTTGATGTAGATACAAATCTTAGCCACCTTCTAGATACTCTGGACGCTTGTCGCAAGGCTAACGTCCAGACGTTCAACTTTATCTCCAGCTGGTTTGTCTATGGAGACACAGACTTACCAGCCAAAGAGACCTCATATTGCGATCCAAAAGGATTCTATTCTATTACAAAAAGAGCAGCCGAACAGTTGCTTATTTCGTATTGTCAAACCTTTGGTATGAATTATCGTATTCTGAGATTAGGTAACGTGGTTGGTCGCGGAGACGGTAGAGTTTCGGCTAAAAAGAATGCTCTACAGTATCTCATAAACCGCCTGAAAGAGAATGAGCCAATCGAACTTTATGAGAATGGCGAGTTCTACCGCGATTATATCCATGTAAAAGACTGTATCGAAGCCATAAATTTGGTCATAAACAGAGGCGAACTGAACGAAATCTATAATATTGCAAACGGTGAAGCGACTCTTTTTAGAGACGTTATTACTATGGCATATGAGAAGATTGGCTCAAAGAGTGTGATCGTATCAATCCCACAGAAAGACTTCCATAAAATCGTTCAAGTCAAGTCCATGTACCTCGATAATACCAAGTTGAAGTCTCTGGGATATGTACAGAATTATACCGTGGAAGGCATCGTGAACGACTTAATTAAATAATAAATAGACTATCGATATCAGTATTTCGGTAGCAAATGAAAAAGTTTAAACAATTCCTAAATGAATCTAAGAACGATATGCACCACTTTGTGGGATTCGCATGCCATCACTTAGGTATTGCTAATCCTCCGAAAATCCACCTGATAGACGATAAAGCGCAAGCTAAAAAGAATAAGAGCTTCGGGGGATATCATCCCGAACATAAAGCCATCTACGTTAATACCGCTGGACGTCACAAAGTTGATGTCATGCGTACAATTGCGCACGAATTAACACATTACAAACAAGACGTGGAAAATAGAATCCATGCTGAATCTGGTGCGACTGGAAGCGATATAGAAAACGAAGCCAACGCTGAAGCTGGCATTATTATGCGCAATTATGGTCGCACTAATCCAAATATTTTTGAATCAGCTGCACACGCTGGCGCATTACATGCATTTGACATCGATGGAACTTTAATGCATACTACTGCTAAAGTTCATGTTATGAACAATAAAGGTCAGCATGTTGGTTCTTTGACTCATAGCGAATTTAATTCACATAAACTTCCTTCTAATCATCATTATGATTTTAGCGAGTTTCGTTCTTCAGATAAATTTGAACACGAAAAGCCAATTCATCCAATGATGAGAAAATTAAAAGCCATTCATAAAACTGTAAAACAACATCCAAACAGTAAAGTGATTATGGCAACTGCTCGTTCTAACTTTGATAATAAAGAAAAGTTTTTAAATACTTGGCGCAAACATGGTGTTGATATTGACCACATTCGTGTTGAAAGAGCAGGTAATATTGAGACCGATCATTCAACAGCTCAAAAGAAAGCACAAGTTATTCGTCATCATTTAAAGACTGGTAAGTATAGAGAAGCTCATTTGTATGATGATGATAAGAAAAACCTCCATGAGTTTTTGAAGTTGAAACACGAATTTCCTCATATAGATTTCCATGCGCATCACGTTGATGAACATGGACACTCTCAAGAATATAAAGGTGAATAATGTTCGGATTTAAAACATTTTTAAGAGAACAAGCAGAAGCAGCTCAAGAACCATCTCATTTAAAGCATTTGACCCATGTCAATATGCATCATATTGATGAAGGTGAGCCTGGATATCATAAAGCTGTTCATATGTTAAATGCTGTACATGGTCACATTACAACTGGTGGGCATAATGGTACTCGTATCACAACCAAATATGACGGATCACCTTCTCTAGTATTTGGCCATCACCCAAGCACTGGCAAGTTTTTTGTTGCTACAAAATCAGCATTTAATAAAACACCAAAAATAAACTATTCAGAAAAAGATATTGAAGCAAATCATGGAGATAAACCAGGTCTTGCTGAAAAAATGAAAGAAGCATTAAAACATCTTAAAAAGGTAGCACCAAAACATGGTGTATATCAAGGCGATTTAATGTATGGTGAAGGCGATGTTAAACACGATAAAGGCACAACATCATTTACACCAAATACAATCACTTATACTGCTCATGGCGATGAAGCTAAGAAAGTAAAAAAATCTAAACTCGGTGTAGTTGTTCACACCAAGTATCATGGCCCAACATTAGAAACAATGAGAGCTGCTCCTGCAGAACATTTACATGACTTCGGTAAACACCCAGATGTAAATTTAATTGATCCTGAAATTGACATGTCAAAAGCAAAACATGAAAAAGAACATGAAAAAGAATTTCAGCATCATATGGCAGAAGCAGAAAAAGCCCACAAGAGTGCGCCACATAATATGCACTCTGTTGTTGTTCCTCACTCCGAACATCTTAACACTTACTTAAATGATACAGTGAAAACTGGAGAAGCTCCTTCTGTAGAAGGTTATAAGAAACACTTATCAACAAAGTTTGGTAAAAAAGCCGATAAGCTTTCTAGCGAAAAAGGTAAAGCTAAAATTTCTGCTGATTTAACTTCACATTTAGCCCATGTTGATCAACATAAGAAACAATTTGATTCAGCATTAAAGATTCATCATCATTTACAGCAAGCTAAAAACGCTTTAGTTAAATCTTTGGGACCAACACAAAAGTACGAAACAAAAATTGGAGAAACTCCAACAAGCGATGAGGGATATGTTGCAAGCCATTCAAAACATGGAATGACTAAGTTGGTTAATCAAGAGGATTTCTCTCGTGCAAACCTTTTAAAAAGTCGTAATAAATAAATAATACTTACTTAACCTATCCCCAAAGTGTGGGAAAACTATGCAAAAACAGTTAAATTCAAATAAAATTTTAGAGGAAAAAGAATTGCATCATACTATGGCATTTGTGCGCATGAACCCTCCACACGCAGGGCATGGTGAATTGGTTGATAAAGTCCACGGAGAACAAAAGAAACACGGCGGATCCTCAAGCATAGTTCTTTCTAAGACACACGATCCTAAAAAGAATCCATTGTCACCAGAACAAAAATTACATCACGTGAAGAATGCATTTCCTCACGCTCATGTTGAATCAGATAGCGGATTACTTCAGCATCTATCTAAGCTCCATAAAAACGGTGTAACTCATCTTCATATGGTTGCTGGTGCAGATAGAACAGAAGGAATGCATAAGTTGATTCACCAATATAATGGTGTAAAAGGTCCACACGGATATTATAAATTTAAACATGTCAGTATGACATCATCAGGTGAAAGAGATCCTGACTCAGAAGGAATTGAAGGTCATTCTGCTTCTAAGATGAGAAAGCATGCCAAAGATAATGATTATGGATCATTTGCTGCTTCTGCTCAAGAAACAATGGCAGCTAAACACGTT